ATCGAGATCAATCAGACGGATCTTCGAATACCCGAACTGAACTCTCGCATCGTTGGTTTTTCGACCGATGATCCAGGGCGGTTTGAAGGTTGGCATGCAGATAACCTGCTCATCATCGTGGACGAAGCGAAGTCCGTAAAAGACGGCATATTTGAGGCGATTGAAAGGTGCCAGCCAAACCGGATGCTCGTCATGTCGTCGCCCGGCGGGAACTCCGGTGAATTCTTTCGGATTTTCACAAAGCACCATGACATGTATCGACTTCACACGGTCACGTCATTTGACTGCCCGCACATTCCGAAAGTGTGGGTGGATCAGCAAATCAAAAAATGGGGTGAGGATCATCCGCTTGTGCGCTCCATGATCTTTGGGGAGTTTATGCAGACTTCAGATGAGTCATTACTCGTCAACTACGATTCCTACCAGGCGTGTTTACGGAACCCACCGAAATACGAAAATGGAGGAATAGTCGCCGGGGTAGACTTCGCCGGGGGCAACGACGAGAACGTGGTTGCGATCAGGGAAGGAAACAAAATCAAAAAGATCGTCGCGTGGACAGACCGCGACACGATGGCATCTGTGGGTCGCTTCATCGTAGAGTTCACTAAGGCAGGTTTGAAACCGGAGGATGTGTTCTGTGACGAGGGTGGACTCGGTCGCCCGATGGCAGACGCACTGCGAGATGCGGGTTGGCCCATCAACCGTATTAATTTTGGGGCTCGTCCCCGGGATCCAGAAAAATTCACGAACCTGGCGGCGGAGATGTGGTATGAGACTGCTCGCCTGATCGAGAAGAACGAGATCATCCTACCGACCGACGACGAGGTTTTGATGGCACAGCTCACCAGCAGACGTTGTCGGGCGAATAAGGCTGGCAAATTGGAGTTGGAGACGAAGGGTGAGATGAAGGCTCGAGGTCTGGCATCACCCGACCGGGCCGATGCTGTTTGTATGTCTGTCGCGCTCGGTCATGAGCATGACTACATGACTCAGTTTTCTAAGCCAACGATCGAGGAGATTTTTGCCGGGATGGAACTCGACGTTGAAGCTCCGGACTCTCGCAGGGGTTTTGATTGCGGCTAAAGGGAAAAATTTGTTTTGAGATCTCCCTCAGATTGGGCCAATGCGGGGTAAATGGATTACTCGGATCTCTATGCCAAATCCTCCCAGGATCTACAGGATAGGTCACAGTGGGAGACCAGGCAGCGTCAATTCTACGAAATGCGTCACCACGGTTTGCGCCGCAAAACCAAACCCTGGCCCGGCGCATCAGATGCTCATTTCCCGCTATCCGACACGATTATCACCAACCTCAAACCCTACTACGTCCAGCAGCTGTTTGCGTTGGACACAGTCGCATCGTTTGTCTCTCTCCAGCAGCAACAGGCATCGTTGACCACTGCTGCCAGTCAGTGGATGGACTACAAACTCAAACACAGGTCCAACCTACAGACCGAGATTATCTCGACGATTGACACCATGCTGTTGACCGGGCGAGGGATTTTGAAAGTCACATACGATTTGGATCGCAGTCAGCTCAACTTTGAGAATGTGGATCCAATGCACCTCATTGTTCCCTCTTACTGCAAAGACATAGAGACCGCTGATCGCATCACGCACATCCAACACTACTCCCCGGATTCATATCGTCGGAAGGCCGGGTTTAATCAGGACGAAGATTTTATCTCCCGGGTAACAGGTGGGAGCGCAAATGATCGCGGCGACCACAACAGGCATCAGATCGCGAAACAGCGTGAGGGGGTGATCGACACCGATAAAGACACGATTGTGGTGTGGGAAACATACGTTCAAAACGACGATAAAACGTGGACTATTTATACATACTGCCCTCACGATCTGGAGTTCGACGTTCGACCTCCTATGGAGGTTCCATACGAACACGGGAAGCCTCCGTTTGTTTCATGTCAATACGAGCACAAGGATGCTGGTTGGTATTCCCCGCGAGGAGTGACCGAGCTGGTCGCAGTGTTTGAGGCATCATTGTCGAAGCTGCTCAACGAGAAAAACGACACAATGTCTCTCTACAACAGACCGTTGTTCCGGTCTACGAGAGCACTGCCAAATACAGCCAACCTGCGGTTTCAACCGGGGCAGATACTCCCGGAAGACATCCAGCCGATTCCGATGCCATCCCCGCCGATCAGCTTTGATCAGCACATGATTCTGCACAGGGAGATGGCGCAGCAGCGTGTTTCAACACCAGATTTCGGGATCGCCCAAACCCTCGACCAGAACCAGAGGCGAACAGCAACTGAGATTAGCGCGATTGGGAACCTGTTTACCCAGTCAGCAGATCTTCGCATGCGGACGTTCCGCTTATTTTTGGGCGATCTCTACCGTCAATGTTGGTCACTGCTCACTCAGTTTGATCGATCCAGTCTCAACTACTACTACCTGGACACCCTCGAACAGATTCCGCAATCCGCACTCCACCAAAACTACGACATCACGCCGAGCGGATCCGCTGACGGGGTCAACAAACAGTTCCATTTTCAGAAAGCGGTCGCCCGTTTTCAGATGTTCGTAAACGACCCGCACATCAATCAAGTGGAACTACGTCGAAGTGTGCTCGAAGCGGATGACAGTGGATTGGTGAAGCGTTTGCTCACGGACCCGGGCATCGAGATCGCCAACCAGGCGGAAGATCAGGCAGTCGAACTGTCTGTCATGCGCCTGGGATTCCCGGCTCAGGTTAAACCGAGTGATGATCATGCGACTCACGTTCGAACGATGCTCGACTACCTCGCACTGAAACGCGCCCAAAACGCGCCAACAGACCAGATGGAGTTGCAGCGGATCCAGGAACACATAGGCATGCATATGGAACAGTTTCGTCAGCAGGATGGAAAGGCCGCGCAACAACTGACCATGGAGATTCAAGAGATTTCAGATGCAATTAATCAGACTAGTGAGGTCGGTTTACCGACTGATGCGAATGGTGCCGGGGGTTCAATCCCCGGGATGGACCCGACAGGAAGCGGAGCTGCTGCGGCAATTCCTAGCCAGCCCATTGGGGCAGCGAATTAAAAGGGAGATTTTTGTGTGGATCGTTCGTCAAACTGTGACAACGGTCGAGCGAGGGGCAGATAATGCCTCCTACAATATCGGATACTCAGCTGGTTTCCGGGACGGCATAGCTGCCCTGGACACGTTGGTCGCGAATGGACTGCTGGCAGAGGCCGATGGCGAAAACGAATATGACTGAAACGATGGATCGGGACGAAATCATGCGTCTCATTACGGGCGAAAACGAAGCAGCTGCGCCCGCTGCTGAACCTATCAATGAGTCACCATCAGTGGATGAGGCACCCACTGCAAACGAAGAGTCTCAAGCAGGGGAACCGTCTCCGGAAATTAAAACCGAAGAGGATGATAGGTCTGACAAAACCGAGTCGAGATACGAGAAGCTCAGGAAAGCCGAAGCTCGCCAGAACAAAACATGGCAGAAGCTTCAGGAAGAAAAGGAGCAGATCAGGAAGCTGAAAGATGACCTGGAGGATTCCAGGAAACAACTCGAAGAGGATCGCTCGAGGATTGCCGAGGAAATCATAAACAAAGGTGACGAAGCGTCACCCGATGTCTATGAGGCGGTCGCTGAACGATTCCGCGACTCAGGTGAACCTGAGTTGGCCGAAGAGGCAGCTCGGATGGCGGAGGAAGCTCGCCGAAAGCGAGATAACGCCAGTCAGACTCTAGAAATCAATCGGTTTAAAAAGGAGTGGGCAGACTCTGTGAGTGAGTTGGTGAAGGCAAAACCTGAGCTTAACGATCAGGAGAGTGAACTCTACAAAGCGACTGAGTACCTGCTGAAAAACAAGCCAGCCTTAACAACTTATTCGAGCGGATTCCGTGATGCGGTCGAGGTAGCCGAATACTACGTAAACTCGAAGCGAGCCGAGTCCGTTGAAGATGAAAACAAACGGCTTCGAGCCGAGCTCGAAAGCTATAAACGCAAACTCAATTTAGGAACCAGCGATGTTCCGCGAAGGTCAGGCCCGAAGGGGTTCGACGACATGA